TTTCCTTCACTATCAACTGCTTGAACCCATTCAAAAACTGGCTCACCATTTTCATTAATGACTGGTTGATTTGATAGGATGGGTGTGCCGTTTTGATCAGTTTGAATGTGAGTTACTGGCTTTTTATAATTCTTGCCATCCACAATTACAGCTTTTCCTTCATCATCAAATAAATCTTCGTATTTAGTGATATAGGTCAATTGCGGTGCATATTTTACTTGCTGGACCATACGCGGTTGTTTTTCAGTACGTGGAATTTTTCTGACGATTGTCTTTTTAATACTGTTTAAACGAATGTCGATCCATCGCGGCTCACCATTTGCATTGTTCGGAATATCGATTGGTGCATCGAGATTCGCAACAATATCGCCTTCATCATTTAGCTTTTTCTTGAATGTCTTAATTTCAAGATCACCGTTATTAAGTGTTTGATATTCAACCGCACAAATTTTATTGCCATGAGTATCGGTCGGAATTTCAATCCACCAGCCTTCTTTAGCAAAACCGGATGATCCTTTAACAAGGTAATGACCAATGCCTAATTTCTCAAAAGAGAGGGGTTGCTCAGCGGCTTCATCGTTAGGTTCAATTTTATCTGCAAATAGCTTAACAATCGGAGATGCTGACTTGATGAAACCATTTGCATCCACTGTTGTATTTTTTGACGACAAAATTTTACGCCACGGCTGAAACGTATTTACATTCCAGTTTATAGACCTGACATACATTTCGGAGTTATGTGTTATGCTTAATTGTGCACAAGCATCAGTTGAATCGTTAATATCTAAATTAATAATTGCCTGAGAATCGTTGTCTGGATAGTCTCCAGCACTTGAAATATTATTACCATTATTTTGCCAATAAAAGGCATTACCACCTCCTCTCAATGTTGATAATTTTTGACTACCTAATAGAATTGACTTTCCAACTCCAAAAGCACCAACTTCCATCACATTCCCAGCAGCAGTACCTACATAACGACTAGCTGCATGTGTCCAGTTCGTAAAGTTTTCATTCATTTTTGCGCCAGTTGAGCGAAATGTGTCGCCGCCTGCGCCAGTCGGAGCTGAACCTAGATTTACTGTTTGAATTGTCATTTTCTTACTCGCATAAAAAAAGCCCCTAAAAAGGGGCATCAAAGGGGTTTAAATTAAGGGTAAAAAACTTGGGTGAATGTCGTTGAGATTTGCCATACATCACCACCTAAACAGCGTGGTTGATATTCACCTGTTTTAACTCGGACTTCACCGTCTAATGGCGAATCCCAAAGAAACGAGTCAGCTCCTTTGTGATCATCAAAGAATGCTTTTATCTGCATAATTTCAGCTTTATAAGCTGTTCTTTGATAAGTCCATTCACCAGATCGGTTATTAATACCAATTGAAGTATTCTGTTCATAACCGTCACCAAATTTGCTTGATAACGTATTAAAGCTCTGCGAGCCTGAATTACCCTCTAAATCTTGGCACCAAGTGAATTTACGATTACTCATCTTTTTTTTGACCACTCAAATTTCATACTTACCGGACTATCTTTAAAACGTTTTTTGCAACTTTCTAGATCCTTCGTATCTTGATCTGGAGCCAATAAACCTGCCCGCCTACTTTCACGAACTCCCCATTCTTTTAATTGCTTGTCCATTAAGTCAGCAATTTTAGTACTCTTAGATTGTTTTTTAAAAATGAGGGTGAATGACAATCCAAAGACGAAACCCGTTGCATATTCAATTAGATTAAAATCAATTAAATTTGCACTTATGTAGAAAACTACAGCAATCAATAAAGCAAGCAGAAAAGTCATAATGTACTTTTTCACTTTTGTACTCCCATTAAAAAACCCACTCATTAAGTGGGTTACTTTGATAATAAACCGCCTTGACGCTGTTGTTGACTTAAGTACTCATTGACATGCCGCGCAATCGCCTCACCTAACTCTATATGCTTATGAGCCACCGATTTAAGAGCTTCATATTGCTTTTCGCTCAAAACAAAAATTACACCATCAATATCTACAAGCCAATTATCGAATTGGATAGGGAAAGTTTCCCCATCTCGTTCATAAGTCTTATTTGCCTCTCTTCCACGTTGACCAACATAGGTTACTGTGCTGCCCAGTAAACGTGTTACTTCATCATGATTACCGGTGTATTGGCCTGTTTTCTTAAATTGAATTGCCTTCATATTCTCACTTCCTGAAAAGCAATAAACCCACTCAGTAAAGTGGGTTTATTTGGGTTTAAGTGGTTAAATTTAGGTATTAGCGTCTCACTAGATTAAACAAGACACCACCTTGACGGCTTTCACGTCTAGCCCAATCTTTCATTGCATTATTCAGAGATTCAGCAATTTGTTTTTGACCTTGTGTATTGACGCTTGCAGATCCATCAGCAAACGTAATCTGTTGGCTGATTTGCACATTGCCCTCACTAGCCCCGTTTTGACGATTATTTAAATAATTCGTCAAATCTTTGTTCTGTTGAGGGTTTAGTACACGTTCACCACCATCTAAAAGCCATGTGCCTTCACGCGGGATATTATCTATACCGTTGTGGGCCATACCTTGGATTGTTTGAGCTGCCATGATGCCAACTGAAGCGTAACCTGTTGCCCTAACAACTCCAGCCAAAACACTCCCATAAGCGCCACCTTGCGCCAGTGCCTTAGTAGCACCTTCCTCCGTATTAACAATTGCTTGAGCTATTGAAGCAGCCTTAGAGGCAAAGAACATAGTTTTGTAAAGTGCATTTGACTTCCCAACACTTTGCTCTAATAGTGCGGTCATGTCTGAAAAGACCTGCCCAGTCATTCCAGCAATTTGCGAATAAACTTGCATCTTGGTTTCAAAATTCTGTTGATCCAAATCACGCTCTTTTTGTGCGTAATCTGCATCAAGTGCGGCTTTCGCTTGCAAATACTGCTCATGTGCATCTAAAAGCATAGAATTGCGAAGATTCTCATCTGATATTGCACTTATTCCAGCAACTTCATCGTTGTAGGATGTTTGGAGTCCTCCGAAATCTGAAGAATATTGATTTTGCAAATTAAACTTTGAAAACTCTTCAGGATTAAGTCTATTAAATAGAGATTGAGCAGAGTTCTGACCAACTTGAAAGACACTGTCAGAAGCTTGGTTTAAAGTTTCAAAAATTGCATAATCCTTAGATTTTGCCATCTCTTCGCGAACACGTTTACTTAAACTATAAGTTTGAAGTATTTCTTCACGTTCACGTTGGTAACGCTTCACAACAATTTCAGTCTGATTAAGATAACCCTCAAAAGCCGACTGAATTTGTGCATCTTCTTCGCGTTTTACGGCAGCAATTTCAACTTGTTTTTGACGCTCAAGAGCAGCTTTAATCTCTAAAGCTTTTTTCGATTTCCCGTACTCATACTCGGCATTAGAGTCGATTAACTCTTTTTGTCGATCAAAGTTTTGTTCAATCTGCTTGATTCGATCAGTTTCAAAAGCAAAGTACTGGTTGTACTCCTCCTTTTTATCGGACTCAAGTTTTGCAATTTGAGCGGCATATAAAGCATTCTCTTGAGCCAATTTTTCCTTTAACTGAGGTGTACCAGCATACGCAAGTGTGACCTTATCAATATTATCTTGATGCTCCATTGCAAGTCGTTGAGCTTCAGTGTAATACCGTGCGTTAACTTCTTTTCTTGCCTCATCAATAGCCTGTTGAGACTCGGCAGCTTTGTTGATTAATTCAAGTTGATCTGCCTGAGTAGGCATTAAAATTGAATTATCTACAGTAGATTTCCCAGATACTCCAGCGAACCATTTTTGGAAACCGGGTACGTAACCAGCAACCTCTTTGCGCTTGCTATCTGATAGACCACCTTTCAAATAGGTTCTTAAGCCACCTGCACCTGCATTGTAGGCCATTAAGGCTTTTGCACGATCACCAAATTCTTGGTAGTGTTTTTGCAAGTCTTTAGCCGCTGCTGTTGCAACTTCTTCAATCGAACTTTTGGCATTAAGACCATACTGTTTTCTAAACACGCTAGTAGTTTGAAAAAGACCCATTGCCCCAGTATGACTTTTTGCTCCAGCATTCGCCCCAGACTCTTGAAGAATCAAGGCTGCTAATGTTCCAGCAGGCAAACCATACAAACTTTCAATCTGAGCAAAATTATTTGCCTTAGCAATACCTTGTGCACGAGCAATTGCCTCTAACTCAGCTTTCCCAAAAGTATAGTTTTTGCGATTAAAGCTATTAAGTGCTGCATCAGCAACCGCTTTTGGCAATTTAATTTTATATGCATTTTCTTCATTGGTATTAGCTTGAGCATCAGCAAAAAATTCAGCCTTCTCTCTAGTCCAACCGCCTACACGCATATTTTCCTGAATATACTTCTCACGCAAAGCATCCTTGTTGGCCTGATTAATATAATCACGTTGAGCTTTAGTTAAATTCTTATATGCCTCCGTCGAAATATTTAAAGCTTTAGCTTGTGCTTGCTGGGCCTTAGTTGTTTCATCGGTAACATTTTTAACTAATGCCTGAATTTCCTTTTGATGATTAATGGAGTTGTTGGCATCATTAATTTTTGAGTCTAATTCAGCAACAAACTTGAGTGTGCTTTCGCTTACTAGCCCCTGACTTTGTAACTGGGCAAATGCATTTTTTGCCTTGTCTCCACCCTCTTTTAAACTGTTCAAATAGTTCTGGATAGCTGTAAGCTGATTAACATCACCCTGAACTTTTAAATCATGTTCAAATTGTTCAAGGGCAGTAAAAAGGCTTTTTAGTTCTTTTGTTTGCTTTTCAATTTCATCATTAGCTTGAATACCTCTTATTGCAAGTTGTGACGCGGTAAGTTTTTTATACTTTTCTCGCAATTCATCCACTGATAGACCTTGCTCTTCTAAAGCATCCGTAGCATCCTGAGTTTGTTTAGTCATAAGATAATAAGCGCCGCCAGCTACAGCTAACTGTGCAATCAGCATACCAATGCCAGCAGATCCACCAAGCAAAGCTATAGCACTTCTAGCTACACCTGCCGATTTAGAAAAACTATAAAGACCTATACCAGCACGAGCGGCAAATAATGCCGTTTGACCAAGTTGATAAGATGCAAGAACTAAAGCCGGAACAAATCGGGTTGCTATACCAGCAGAAACAGCAATCGCAATGGCTTTTATTTCGCCCCAATTATCAATAACCATTTTGACTGCTGGAACTACATTATTTATTAGTCGATTTTCTAAGCCCTGCCATTGTAAATCCATCAGCATTAACTGTTTTTTAGCTTCCGAAAGATTCGCGGCCAATTCATCAGTCATAATTGCGCCAGCTTTTTCAGCTGCATCGCCCCATTCTTTAAAACCTTTACCACCTTTTTCTAATAGTGGAATTAACAAAGAAGAATCAGAAATAATCGCTTCCATGTAAAACTTCATGTCATTTGTTGACGCGCCAGCTTTCTCTAAAGAATTATAAAATAGCTGTAACGCTTGAGGTCCTGATAATTTCTGAAACTGTTGAATAGTTACCCCAACTTTAGGGGCAATATTCTCAAAAAAGTCGGCTAATGGCCCACCACCTGTCTGCTGAAAATCGCCAATTCGATCTTGCATATCTTTCATTTTATCTGCGAAAGATTCCATTGAAATTCCAGCAGTTTCTGCCCCTTTGGCGTAATACTGAAATTCACGCACTGAAGCATTCGCAAGTTTTGAAAACTTTTGAATATCATTTCCAGTCTGAATAACTTGATCACTAAAATTAACAAGCTGAGCCACTGAAAGACCAGCCACTGCTCCACTCAATGCACTTACAGCAATAGCAGCAATATTTAAAGAATTAGCAATCCCTTGACTCGATGTTCGCGCCTGCCGTTCAGCTCTACTTAGTGGCTCTGAAAAACTAGCCGTCTGAACCACTAGATCTAGGGTTAATCTGCCAAGTGAATTTGTCGCCATGCCTTTTCTCCAGACATAAAAAAACCCGACACTTGGTCGGGTTATGTGTAAGTCTATTTAATTGCTAATTTTCGATTTCATGTTTCTAGCAATGCTCATAAGATCATTACTTCGTGAAAAGTTAAAAAATCTTTAAAATATTTCTGAAAGTTCAATCATATGAAGAAACACAGCGCATTAAAAAAGCACCTTAGGGTGCTTTTTGTCATCTTTCGGTATGGTAATTCCCATCTTTTCCTAAAAATAAAATTTTGTACTCATTACCTACCACATCTGCTCCATATGAATTTTGTGCAGTGTACTCAATACTAATCTTAAGTAAAGCACCTTCTTGTTTTACAAATGCGCTTCTCGGACGAAAAGAGTATGGATTCTTTAATCCAATTTTAGCTAAGTCAGAAATGAAATATAAATTGTGTGAGATATCCTTTTTAGAAAGTGGAACATTTATATTTTTATCTAAAATCGCAGTAATTGTAATTTTTGAGTTCTTACTTTCTCCATCTTTGAGTAAACCTTGATAGGTAGAATTTTTATAAATCAAATCCTTTGGGTTTGATTTTTTAAGATTTGCAGAAGCAATGCTAAAAAGTCTTTTATTTTCTTCAATTCTCTTTTCAATGGCTTGAGACTCTTCAACATTACTTTTATCTGTTTCATTAATTTCATTAAAATTTGAAAAAGTTAATGTTGATGTTAAATCTATTTTTTTAAAAATATCATTTGAGCTAAATGATGATTTTAATGCAGAAATTAGATTGGGTGTTTTATTGCCAATTATATAACTCTTCGATTCTTCATCTATTAAAGCCACAAGAATCTCTTTGTTTTTAGGATCAAATGCAACGAAACTCTTCAAATGCTGCCCAACAATTTTATTTTTATTTTGAGCATATTCGGCAGTTAAAATACCATTTGCGACATTATTCTTACCAATACAGCTATCAACATCAAAATCTGTTGACTTCATGCCTCCAAATTCCATTAGCTTGAAATCAAATGCCCCTTTGAAATTCGCATCATAAGCAAGTAAATTAAATCCTCTTAACTTGCAATCTTCCGAAGTTTTAATGGATGGAGTCGTATTTGCAATTGTTAAAACAGGTAGGCAAATCAAACCCAATAAAACAATTTTTTTCATAAACACACCGTTTTTCAATTTTCTTCAATTTAACAAAACGGTATGTAAATGTCACATGCCCCACCTTATGGCAGGGCTAGTTACTATGATACTTCTCAAAATACTCCTCTAATGACAATGAATTGTCATCGTCTGGAGGCGTTTCATGAGGCATAAATATATAAGGGTCTACTTTTGTTCCCTCTTTAACTTTGAAGCCTGTGTAATGCGCCATCCAACTTCCAAAGATTTGCTCTAAACGGCGACCGAAGAAAAGAGAGCCATATTTTTGACGATAGGCTCTCCAATACATCAACTCTCTATGTGAAAGTTTTTGTTCAGCTTCTTCTAAGGTGCTTCCACCGATTCCATTGAGGACGAGTTCAATGAGGAGTTCTCTGTCTGCAAGCTCTTCTTCCGAGACTTTCCCAAAAAATTATTAACTTCATCAGCAGCAGCATACATAGCATTTATTAAACTAGGCTCTGCTTTGTAGATGTCATTAACACTTGAGAAAAAAGGTGTTCCCTTTTGATCTGAGCAAATTGAACCAAGTAATTGAGCAGCTTGCATGTGAGTTGAGTCGATTTTCTTAACCTTTGAATCCTCAAGATTCTCATAATTAAGATCCCATTCAATTGCCTTGGATGCCTCGCGACTTTCCTTGAAGTTCATTTTTTTGACAAAAATATCAGCTTCAAGCTCAACAATATCACCAAGTTCCAATGAATTGTTTTTCGTCAATTTTTTAAGTGACTCAATATTACTTTCAGTCGCTTCAACATTCCACTTGACGGCTTTTTTAACTGGAACGTTTAGAGTAGTTACACTCTGTTTTAAGTCTGTAATGCTGATCTTAGCCATTATGAAGTCACCGTACGTTTAGTTGTAGTTACGCCAGAAGTACGAATTAATGTGAATGAATAACCAACTACAGAATCGACTTCAAATGCATTCGGTGCAGTAGGATTAATATAACCCTTGAATGACCACCACATACGATCCTTTGGCAGATCAATACCGGTAGTAGCATCATAAGTTGGTTCGGTGGAAGCATGACCCGAACCAACATGCCATTCTAAAATCTCTCCAGATTCGGCAATTTCAATTAATTTGTCATGACTGGTGTTCGTATCATCGTAATCGATTTCTACTGCACCTTCACCGGGATCACGCATACCGCGAACATACTGTTTTGAGTCTGCATCAAGACAAGTCACATCAATTTTTTGAAATGAATCTTGCCCCAAGTCAATCCGTTTAGAGCAAACAAAACGAACCACTTGACCATTTAACACAGTAAATAACTGTGTTTTTTGAGTTTTAACATTAGCCATTAAGAGCGCTCCTTAATTTTAGGCATAAAAAAAGCACCCGAAATGGGTGCTAAGTGAAAATATGGTTTAAGTTTTATTAGCGGTTTACGATCCAGCTAACATCAAAAGAATAGTGGGGCATTCCTGTTACGGGGTCCTTATCTGCCTCGCCATAACGAACCACATAACAATCAAGTTCAATTGCGAAGCGAATTGCTTTTGCAACCTGATCAACAACATCCTCATCAGTTGCATATACATCAATTTGAATAATTGCATTGTCTGAAACAGGACGTGAATCAAGGTTGCTATTTGAATCACCAGAAATTGTTTGCCATGTCACATATGGCGCTTGTGGCTCATCTGGAGCACTTCCAAACTTCCAGACTCGCAAAATTCCATCGCTTTCAAGTAGAGCTGTAACGGCTGGATCTGCTCTTGCTAATTTAAAAATTGGAACATCAATCATTAAGCTGCACCTAAAACCACACTGAGTTCAAAATTAAATACTTGAACAAACTTATCTGTTATCTGTTCAATGTTTTCGTAAAGCGCTGGTCTTAAAAATGGGGTGGCGGGCTGTCTACTTGTACCTAACTCAAGGAATCGCCAGTAAAAGACTCGCCCATCTGTTTGATACGTTTTTCCAACACGCCCAGCACGTCTATTTTGAGCATTGTTTGTATATGGGATACGTGCACCACCACGCACTCCCACGCGCATAACCAAAGTGTTTTTATTTCTACTCCGGCCATTTTGAACCACAATTTCTTTCCAAATTTTTTCAGGAGTGGTGGGATCATCTAAACGTTTAACTTTTTGACGGGCTTCATCCCGAGCAATGTTCATTGCCTGCCGCATCGCTTTACGGGCAATACGTTTTACAGTCTTTTCATTACCAATTGCCCGCATTCGTCTTAATGCAGGCTCCAAGCCATGTATTTGAGTAGCCATAAATCACCCATTCCATGCTTTTTCGCCTGTAGATAAGTTGATGGTTAAATACTCACGGCGTGAGTCAGGATCTCGCATCGGGTTTCCATCAATCTTGTAATAGTACCCATCAAAAAGTACCCGCATTGTGCTATCAACTTGTTTTGTTGTGCTGCTATATCGCACCTTAGCACGGGCCTGTATCGAGCTATTGGCTGCTTTGGCCGCAATAACATC